GTCATCGTCGCCGATCACGATGAACCCGGCGAGAAGATCGCTCAATCTCTGACTGATCTCTTCAATGAGAAGAAAATCAAGTCGCTCGTGGTCTATCCGCCGGAAGGCTTCAAAGACTCGAATGACGTTCTCAGGTCTGACCCGAAGAAGCTGACCGAACTTCTTTCTCAGGGAGCGAAGCAACTTCAAGAGATCGAAGCTCCGGCGACAATCTTCAAGATCGTCAACGTCAGCGAGTATCTCGAGAGCGACGCTTTCGGAGCTGACATCGAATATTTTCGGAAGTACAAGAACAGAAAGACGGGATTCTCGAACATTGACAAGTATCTCACTTTATATCCGGGACTCGCTTGTCTCACGGGAGCAACGTCACTCGGAAAGACATCTTTCAGCGTTCAGCTCGCCGATCAACTGATCGAGAAGGGAGAGACCGTCTTATATTTCAGTCTCGAACAGCTCCCGATCGAGCTTGTCACGAAGTCTCTCGCTCGGAAGTATTATCTCGCCGGGGGACACAACTTCAACAACATCGACATCAAGAACGGAGCTTCTGACGACACTCTGATCAGCGTCAGGAAAGCTCACGCTCAGACAGCTCGACGCTTCAATATAATCGAGTGTGACTTCACGGTCTCGGCGGACATGATCGTCGAATATGTCGAAGAATATATCAAAGCGAATCAGGTCAAGCCGATCGTGATCGTCGACTATTTGCAGATCATTTCAGCTCCCGAAGGTCAACGCATGGACGACCGGGAACGAATCGACGACGCTGTCAAGAAGCTCAAGCGACTCTCGAAGGATAACGAGCTTTTCGTTCTCATGATCTCAAACATGGCTCGCTCGACGTATCGTGAGAAGATCGGAGAAGATTCTTTCAAAGAGTCAGGTCTGATCGAGTACACTTGCGACTATCTCTTCGGACTTCAACTCTCAATTCTCGAAGATGAGAAATTCTTCACGAAGAAGGGCAACCGGGGCGGAGAGAAAGAGACGCTCAAGTCTGAGAAGCAAGACAAGATCGACGAAGCTTCCGAAGCAATCCCGAAAGAAGTCGTTTTCAAGGCTATGAAGAACCGAAACGGACGGAAGGTCTTTCGAGCGTTCTTCAACTATCGACCGAACTTTGATCTCTTCGAAGTCGATAATAATTCGAAGTATGACAAGGACTCGCCGTCGTATCAATTTGAGCCGATCGACGACGATGAGAATCCCTTCGAGAACGACGACATCTCTTCTTTCATCGATAAATAAACTAATGTGAACGGGCTTTCTTGTGAGAGTCCGTTTTCTTTTGATATTGTGTAAACAGAAAAACATGATACATTGACAAAAACAGAATATTATGATATGATAATGGCGACGAAGTATGTCTATAATTCCATGTAAACGGGGGTGATCGGAGTGACTGAGATGAATCAAAAGCCGAAGATCGAAGAGATCATCTTCGTCAGCGGTGAGATCATAACGAACGCAAGACTCGAAGTCGACGCTCCGTCGCTCCCGGGATTCATGGCGATCGTCTCTCAGGACTTAAAGGAAGCGACTCAATATGTCGCTCTCAGCTCAATTCAGAGCTTGACAATGAAGAATAATGAGATCGTCAGATTCTCGCCGGATTACTACATCACGCCGACTCCGACGATCAAAGTGAGGAATTAACGTGAGTATATTTGACCGAATCTTCAACCGTCAGACGACGGCTCAGAAAACAAAGATGATCGAAGAGACGGCGAGCTTCTCGATCTACTCCGGCGACGCTTACTCTTCCGACGTATATCGTGAAGGGGTCGACGCAATCGCCCGGAACGCCGGAAAGCTCAAAGGGTCTCACGTCATCAAATACAAAGATCACGATCGAGTCGACGGAGACTGTCAGCTCAATCGCCTTTTACAGATCAGACCGAATCCGTTCATGAGTGCGTATGACTTCACATATAAGCTCGTGACACGGCTCTTCTTGTATAACAACGCTTTCGCCTTCATCGATCGAGATGATCGGGGAGTCGTCCGGGGTCTCTATCCGATCACGGCTTCTCACGTCGATCTTCTCGCCGATCAGAACGGAGAACTCTTCTGTCAATTCACAATCAGGAACGGGAGACAGATCACTCTCTCATATCGTGACGTGATTCATCTGAGACGCTTCTTCAACGATGATGAGATTCTCGGAGCTGACAACTCAGCGATCGTCCCGGGACTCGAACTCGCTCAGACTCAGAACGACGGAATCATCGCCGGAATTAAAAGCGGAGCGTCTATCCGGGGAATACTGAAATTCACTCAGATCATGTCCCCGTCGAAGCTCAAAGAAGAGCGTGACGCTTTCGTCAGCGACTATCTCGAGATCGGGAACGACGGCGGAGTCGTCGCAACTGATCAGAAAATGGACTATCAACCGATCGAGAGCAAGCCGATTATTCTCGACGCTGATCAGACAAAAGCGATCAGATCAAAGATTTTCAGCTATCTCGGAGTGACCGAAGAGATCGTCAGCTCGTCATATACAGAAGATCAATTCGCTTCTTTCTATGAGTCAACGATCGAGCCGATCGCAACGGCTCTCTCTCAGGAAATGACAGCGAAGCTCTTCACGGAGAGAGAACAGTCCTTCGGGAATGAGATCATCTTCGAATCGGGACGGCTTCAATTCACGAGCAACTCGACGAAGGTCAATCTCATCGCTCAGCTTATGCCGATGGGACTTCTCACGATCAATCAGGCTCTCGAGATTCTCAATCTTCCGGGAGTGTCTGACGGTGATCGGAGACTTCAAGCTCTGAACATGATCGACGCTGATCAGGCGAACAAGTATCAGATCGGAGACAAGAAATGACCCGGACTTATTATCGAACTTGTGAATATTGCGGAAGCAATCTCGACCCGGGCGAGAGATGTGACTGTCAGACCGCTCAGAAGGCTCTCAGACGGGCGAATCTCCCGAAGTCGATAAAATACCGCTCAGGGGCGAAAAGTCGCTCAGAAGGGACGTGAGAGCGTCATGAGATATTATGTCGAAGCGATCAACACGGTCATTTTTCAAAAGGCGTGGACTCCGATCTTCAAGTCTCTCAATGACGAAGAAGCCGGACGACTGATCAAAGCTCTCTATTCATTCATGAACGGAGAGAAGCCGGAGATCGACGGAACGCTCAAAGCGATCTTTCTCTCAATGGCTGATCAGATCGAACAGTCCGCTCGGAAATATTGTCGGAAGGTCTATCAGGACTACGACGAGGAAGGTGACGACGAATGAAAGAAACAAGAACAGCAGAGATCAGAGCGTCTCAGATCAACGACGCTATGACCATAGAAGGACGGGCGATCGTATTCGATCAACCGACGACAATCAATGACCCGGTAGGGTCTTACACGGAGATCATTCGAAGCGGTGCTCTCGACGGAGCTGATCTTTCGGACGTGAGACTTCTTTTCAATCACGATCTGAACCGTGTTCCGCTTGCAAGGACTCCGAAAACGATGACTCTGAAAGTCGACCCGGTAGGAATGACGATCAGAGCAACTCTCCCGGCGACGGAAAGTGCTCGAGAGGTCTATGAGTCCGTGAAACGGCGTGATCTCGACGGAATGAGCTTCGCTTTCAAAGTCCCGGAAGGGGGCGACACTTATGACCCGAAAACCAACACGAGAACGATCAACAAGATCGAGAAGGTCTATGAGTGTTCAATCGTTCAGTTTCCGGCTTACGGTCAAACTTCGGTAGAAGCGAGATCAGTCATGACGGAGAGTCAAGAGCGACTCAGAAAGCTCGAGAAGCTCAAGAACGTCGTAAACATGATAACGAGAGGTGAGTGAGATGAGTCGAAAAACAGGGTATGCAAAGTATACATTCGCTTTCGCTTCTGACGTTCAGAATCTCGCCGACGAGAAGCGTGTGAAGGTGGCAAACTTCAACGTTCAGAAGAAGAAGAACGGTCTCGGGTCTTATGACTATCTGACCGTGAACTTCATCGTTCCCCGTCCCGATCGTGATCGGAAAGACGACGATCAGGAAGCAGAGACTCCGAATCATCGGAGACTCGAAGATTTTATCAGAGAGGTCGAAGAAGGACTCGAAGAAGAGTCCGACGACGATCAGAAAGACGAGGTAAATTCAAATGAAATTTAATACAGTAGCAGAAGCTTTCAACTTCTACAAGAACAACACAAACGAACAGCTCGAGCAGAGAGCGAACGAGATCAATCACATGATCGAGACCGACGAGAACGTCGACATTCAGGCTCTCAACGTTGAGCTGACCGGAATCGCTCAGGCGAAGAGAAACAACGACGAGAAGGCTCAGAAGCCGGAGACCCGTTCCCGTTTCAGTCTGATCGGCTCTCGTGACGACGCTCCGAAGTCCTTCAACGCTGACAACGTTTTCGAGTCCGAAGAGTATCGCTCCGCTTTCTTCAAGACTATGCTCGATCAGAAGCTCACTTCTGACGAAGAGAGAGCTTTCGAGATCGGTATGAAGGAAGCTGAGAAGAGAACAGACGCTTTCATCACTTCGAGCAACGCTTCCGCCGTTCTTCCGACTCAGACTCTCAACGAGGTCGTGAAGAAGGCTCGCACGATCGG